CAGTTACCTTCAGGTCTTCTACGTACAAGCGTGGTATCATTATCTATTACTATTACATAATAAAATGTTTTTATATCAATAGTAGCATTATAAATTACATCTTGCTCTATAGTTCTTATTGTAGCAGAGCTATGCCTACCCTCTTCGTGCCTTAACCAACAAAGCTCTAGCTCGTTATTTAAGTATCTCCAACCAAGACGTATAGAATACTTTTGATGTCTAAGGCCAAAATCGCTCATACCATATATTTTGTTTACATCATGTTGGTTTTCTGGTATCTCACTTTTGTATACAGCTGATTCGTCTAACATAAACTGAAAGCTTATTTTAGAATTTACCGGGTGATTTATAAAGCTACCCGAGCTGTGTTCACCAGCTGGTATTGTGTAAACTCTAAAACCAAGGTCATCAATTTCTTTTGTACACGAAATAAAAACGAATATTAATAGTATTCTTTTAATCATGGTAATAGCAAAGACCTGACTTATTGTTAGTTGTCATTTTACATCTTTTACCATTTGATTTAATTTTACTACATTGTACTTTTTTATTGTCTTTTCTTTTTTCTACTTTTTGGTGAACAGTACAGTAACCACCTTCTAACGCTTTATTTTTACACCTAGCACCACTTCTACTTATACCAGCACAGATACCATCTTCTTTTTTTATGTTTTCTTTTTCTACTTGTTTGTTTTCTTGCTCTCTTATCTTGTCGTTTTCTATTTTCTTTTGCTTTCTTTTTTCTTTAGAAATTTCTTTTTTAATTATTTTAACTTCTTTCTTAGCATCTAACAAGGCTTGTGGTTGTATATCAAAACTCCAGCTACTCCAACCCATAACCATAGCTATTCTTTCTAATGTCCTATGATCACTGTTCATGGCTTCTCTTACGTTTCTAATTTTACCATGTATTCTTGATAGTGGCACATTTGTAGCTGCTTCAATTACAGAAAAAGCTGCGTCATACATTGGGTTGTCTATACTAGTCATAGGCATATGCTTTATAACATCTCTATTGAACTCCCAAGACTGCAAACCTCCATACATTTTTCTAGCTTTAATACCAATTGGAACAGCTAAATTTAATGCTTCAATAACAGTGTACGCATGATCTGCTCTGTGTTTTTTCTCTTCTTGTTCAAAAAACTCTAGTACAGTATTTTTTATTGTAGCAAATATTGCGCCATACAAACCAGAACCTCTTAATATAGTATCTGCCATACCATTTGCTATTCTACCATATCTTTGTTCGTCTTTTTGTTTTTTCTTTTCATCTTCTTCTTCATCATCTCCAAACGTTACGGCAAACAATGCTTGTTGTAAACTATAGAATATAGCATTTTGGATTGCCCCGTAATATAGTATTTTTGATATATGAGTTTTAGTATCACCTCTACCATTTATTAAATCTTGTGCAGCTCGTTTCATCAACCTGTTATACTGCATAGGCGTGTTTTGAAAAGCAAATATTATTTTACCAAGAGGTGATGCTTGTAGCTGTGATATTTTATCCGGTCTAGCAGACTGTTGAGTTTCTTCTGCTATTTCTTGAAACTCTATAAAAGCTTTTTCCATAGCCTCTTGCTTAGACATACCTTGTTTTATGTACTTGTTTATTCTATTTCTAATAAACGTAGCTCCACCAAAAGCAATTGCAAAACTATCAGCTATTTGTGTAGGTAAAAAACCTTTTTGCAACAAAATACCTATTGCTGTTTTTACAGGGTTTCTAGAACCTTTTACGGCTTCCACTAATTCATTAGCATTTACGTCGTGAGACAAACCAGCTCTTCTTTGTTTTAAGAAAGGTGAGTTAAACAACATTAAAAAGTCAGACCAAAATTGTTTTTGATTAGCAAAAGCCATACCTGCTTTTAATGGGTTGTTATCAGACCAGTTTATAAAGTTAACCGTAGATAAAGTTTGTAGTAACGCAGATCTAGCGTTGAAAAACATTGTTGTACCAATAGAACCATGTACCCAGTTCATAAACTTGTTCATATTACTATCTCCGCCTCTTTTATTTGTACCGTGTTTCATTCGGTAAAACATATCTTCTAATGCAATTCTATGATTTAAACCATATTGAGATTCAATTTTATTTAAATTCTTTTCACTAAATATTGCATTCCAATTGTCTTGAAACTCTTGCAATAAAACATCTCTAGTTTTGTTTGTAATTTCGTTAAGATTTGAAGATAAAGTTTCTGCTAACCAACCTATATCATCTGGTGTTTGTAATCCACCTGCTGTTTCTGATATTTTACCATATTGATCAGCATATAACTTAACTGCAGAATCACCCTCAACAAATTTAACTATAGCATTTTTATCTGATTGGCTTAAACCAGGTAATTCTATACCAGCTTTAGCATAGTTGTATATCATCACAGCTTGCTCTAAAGTAAAGTCAATTCCATCAATTTTATCTTTTAACGCTTTGGTTATTTTTTTGTTTGATTTTTTTAAAGCTTTTAAATCTATTGAAACAGATTGTTTTATCGCATTTAAAGCTCTAACAGCTTTCGCGTAAGGAACTATTATAGTATCATTAAAAAACTTCATCGCGGCTTCACCTTTTTTACCTTTGCCTAAAAACGGATATATTAATCCTTTTAAATCTTCAGCCGATGGTGGTAAGAAAAACTTCCACCTACCTTTTCCTTTCCCTCTTTGTCTTCCTTTGGCTTTACTAAATACTTTTTCTTTTTTTATACCAGTTGTGTCCTCTATTATTTTATTAAACTCAGCATCTAAGTCTTCATCTTTCCTGCTAAACTCCATGTTACCACCTCTTACTTGTACTGACTTTCCTTTTATATCTAGCTGATCCATAACATCTTTTACAGCGTCAACATTAGGTAAAGCATCGTCTACAAAATAAACATCATTATAACCTTCACCATACTTGTTTGCTATCCAAGCTCCTTTTGCCGCTCCAGTGCTATCACCTAGGCCAGTTATATTTTCAATAGGTATATTTATACCTTTTGATTTTAACCACTCATGTATAGCTATTGCAGATGCTTGTGGCCTTGCTGTTAATACAAAAGTATTTTCTGGTCCAAACTTTTTTATTCTATTTCTAAGTTTTTGCATTAAAGGCCCTTCAACACCACCTCTTACGTTTACAAAGTCATTAAAGTTAAACTCGTAGCCATCTTTCATTAGTTGCGGACCTTTTATTGGCCATTGTTCACTACTTATTTTTACCTCGTTTCCAGTCTGTGGATCTGTAGCTATAACAAAATTTTCTCCCTTAACAATTAATGTTTCATCAAAATCAAAAGCACTCATACCTCTTGAAGGTACTTTTTTGCTTTTCATCATTGAGTTTTTGCTTTTTATTAATCTAGGTAAAGAACCAAAACCTTGCTCTCTAACATGTCCTTTTGTTTCTTTAAAATGCTTAACTATTTCTATAGCAGTGCTAGATGTTTCTTCTATATTGTTTTCTTTAGGCGATATACTTTTTATAGGTTGCAGCATTACTGGGTCTACATCAGGATCTTTAGCAAGATTCATTAACGTTACAGGGTCAAACATCCTACCACCATCAGTAGGTGATTTAGTTTGTAAACCAGCAGCTGTCATAGCATCGTCCCAAGCTGCGGGTATAACATTTACCTCGTAACCATCAAAAACAGAGTCTATGTCAAGCTCTCCATTTTTTTGATAAGACTCTACTATTCTTTTGTTTATCTCTGCTTTTGATACAGAATGTTCAAACCTTAAAACATCTTTTATTGGAATTCCATTTTTATTAGCCCAAGCAATAATTTTACTTACGTTTTTTACAATACCTCTTACTGGCGCAGATTTTCTAAGAGCAGAGTTCATACCAGCACCTAAAGTTGTCATTAAAGCGCCAAACTCTTTCATTGTCATTTCACCTTTCTGAACTTTTTTCCAAGCGTTGTCTAATATTGTTTTTGCTAAAACTCTGGCTTCTTGTGACTGCTCCTCTCTTTTAGCACCATCTCTATCTTTTATAACAGCTTCTGTAGTTTCTTTCAGTTGAGTTGTTTCAACAACAACCCATTCGCTTTTACCGTCCCAAACTTTAACAGTATTACCCTCTTGTTTTATCCATGTTTTAGTTTCTGGATTTTTTATTATTTTTGGATTATCAGTATTGTTCATTAAAGCAAGGTGGTCAGAAGCTGTCATGACCGATTTGCTACGGTTACCAGGTGTAACCATTTCACCTTTTTTGTTTTTAACCAAAGCAGGGACACCATCAGCACTGTTAGTCGGGTTGTCTACAACATTTAAATCCCCGTCTTTTCGTGGTATACTTCTACCATCTCCAATTTTTCCTGAACCAGAAAAAGATAATTTAAAAGAATCTTGCATAACAGTTCTACCAGCGTCAACTTGTGAAACACCGTTTTCAACTAGTTCGCCAGGGGTGTCTTGCGCGACTTTTCTTAGTCGACTTACTCCAGAATAATTACCATCTTCATCTTTTACCGTGTAAACATCACTTATGTTGCCTTTAATACCAAGAGCTTTTTTAAGACTAAGTTCTACAGCTGCTTGATCTAACCTAGCAACAATAAACTGCTCAATGTTAATATCAATTGCTTCTGAAGCTTTTATTTCCATAAACATTTCTACATCTGCCTTTAAAGCTTTAGCTTCTTTTTTAGCTTGCTTAGTTAATGTTTTTAAACCATAAGCATTTTGTATTATGTTGTTTGCTTTTTCAATAGTAATACCTTCTGGACTACCATAATTAGCTAACACCTCGTCAAGTATAAAATCAATTGGATCTTGCTTTGCTTTTTTACTGTAACTCATCTCTGATTTACCATCAGATATTTTAGCGGCAAGTTTTTCACTTAACAAACCGTTTTGTAATCCTTCAAGCTTTATGTTTTGAAGAGCTGATAATGCAGATAAGTTAAGTACTAGTTGTCTTATAGCGCCATCAGAAGACGTGCCAGGTCTAAAAGTACCGTCTGGATTAATACCAAAAGTGTCTAGCCAGTCGTTTTGATCTACAGAGCTCATCTTGTCTTGTCTAGCTTTACCTACACCACTACCACTCTGATCTTTGCCACCCATATCAATTCTACTACCTTTGTCGTAAAATTTACCTAAAGCTCCTCTAGCTATACCAGTTGCCTTGCCAGTTCTATCTTCACCTTCTGGAAGCAAGTCAAACATTGCCGGGTTAAATGTACCGTCTTGATTTAAACTTTTACTAAGTATTAGTTCTTGAGCTCGAACTCTCATTGTATCGTCTAAGTCTTGGTTTGCTAGTATTCTAGCTGGTTCAATACCAAACTCTCCAGATATAACCTCTAAAATACCATATAATGGTCCTAAAGGCGTCACATCACCTTCTTTTGTAGGTCTTTTTATTACGCCATCTTTTTCAACTTTAGCAACTTCACCAACTAGTTTTTTAAAATCCTTATAAAACAATCCGTCAAAACTACCTTTGTAATTAGTTACAATATCTTTTATTTTTGCCTTACCATCTTGAGATATTCCTAAAACATTGTCAACAATTAATCCGGTTATAATTTCTTGAATAGCTTGTCTAGCGCCGGGCGACAAGTCCATGTTTTCTAAACGCTCCATATAAGCGTCGGACTCTGATTGTAATGTTTCACTTAAATCACCATAATCACCATAAACTTTGTCAATAGAAGTTATACCTTCATCTGGAGTAGCTTGGTTCATCTCAGCCAACACATCACCTTTAGCTCTAAATATAATTGATTTACCAGCTCCACCTGAAACACCCGTTAACCAACCAAATAAACTTTCATTTATAGCTGGATTAAAGTTAGCTCTTAATCTATTTCCTAATTTTTCTTTTACTTTTCTTACGTAATCTCTCATTGGTCCTGCTTCAAGATTTATACCTGCAGCAATTAAACCGTCTAACCTAGGAGTGTTTTCAATAAAATTCATTGCTTCCCAAGAATCAATTGAATCTAAAAACTCTTGTTTAGTGTTGTATTTTTTAGATCCATCATCGTTTTGGACATACTGATCAAAATCTTTTTTAACTAACGGATCTTCTTTTAAAACTTGATCAACATTTTTAGAAAAACTTGTTTCAGCATCAGTTGGTGCTTTAGCTCCTTCAAACATTTTACCCTTAGCGCCATTAGCTATCATACGGGCTATAGCTTTGTTAGGTTTGTTTTTTCTAACAGAAACATCATAATCTCTCATGAAGTTTTTAATATCTTCTGCGGTGTCAAGGCTAATGTCATGGCCTAAATAGTTTTGTGCAAAACGTCTAAACACGCCTTTCATTTTTGTAAAAAAACTATCATTAAATTTTATTTGACCATTACGATACATTTCCATTGCAATAGCCATTGCCTCCTCACCTTGTTTTGTTGCCTTGTACCCACCAACTCTTTTGTTAAACAAGTCAATGTCTTTTTCAGACATAAAAACGCTTTTATCGTTTAGTATATCTATAACAGCACTACCTAGTTTTTTTCTTGCAGCAGGGTCTTGTTTTAACGTATTGTAAAAAGCGCCATGAACAAACTCGTGTGACGCCGTGTTAAACATACCGTCTGTCAATGCTGTTTCTTTATTAACAAGCATTTCAATACGTTCTAAACCACCATCTTTGTTAAATACCGGTCTCATACCACCATAGTTTTGAGACTCACGACTTATAAAATCTAACGCATTTCCAACATCACCAACTTGCGACTCTGCCATTTTTAAAGCTTCTTTGGCTTCAGCTATTTCTTCTGGCGTAGAGTTTGGATCATTAATTATTTCTGAAGCAGCTTGTTTTAAACCCAAGTTATAACTACCAATATTTTCAACCCCAGCTATAGAAGCGTCATATTCATCTTGAGATATGTTTTCGCCCATTTGGTTTGAATCAACCTCTCTAGTTACAAATGGCACTCCACCTTGTTCAGCAACTTCTTTTTCATAAGCTTTCATAGCCTCCATCTCTTGTTTATAGTTGTCGTCAACTACATTTGAAGGGTACTTATCTAATACTTTTTGTTTCTTTTTATTGTTCTTATCAACTTTACTTCGCAGCGCGTCTATTTCCTCTGTTTTTTGTTCTGGCGTTAGATTTTGATCAGCCATAATGTTTTCAGCGCTTTGTCTAGCTTGGAGGTTTGCTTTTTCTATATTTATTAACTGTTTCTTTTCAGCTTTGCTTAAAAGATTTACACGTTTAATATCTTGCTCTATTAATTCGTTTGCTTCATTAACAAGGTTAGCATGTTCTTCTTCTAGTCTAGCTCTTCTAACGGTAACACCTGCACCTTCTTGACCCATCATTGATGCAAGTGACTTACTAACTTCGCTTATTCTATTAGCTATTTTACCAACCCTTTGATTATTGTCTTCACCTTGAAACGGTGCAACTAACTTAGGCGCTAGTCTTAAACCTTGTAAACCACTACTAATAACACCACCACTAATAAAAGATTCACCAACACCATCGTATATATTAACATCTTTGTTTCCAGATAAAATATCTGCAAGATTACTACCCATACTAGCTAAACTCTCTGAAAAACCTTCTTCAAAAAATTCCGCACCAGTGCTTTTAATATTGTTAAAAGTAAATATATTTTTTCTTAAATAACTTTCGTAACCTAGTTTAGCAGCATCTTTACCTGCTTTTTTAGTAAGTGACTGAGCTGTTTTACCAACCGCACCAAGAGTAACTCTTTCAGATAATGCTTCCATTGTACCACTAAAAGATGCGTTTGCAACCATAGTACCATAACTTAAATTTTGCCCATACAAACCACCAGTTCGCATGTACAAATCTTTTTCATCTTGTAATTGTCTATACTTATTACCCGCTGCAGAAGCACCCATAACATACAAAGAAGCACCACCAGTAGCTGCCATTAATGCTAGGTTTGGTATTTGTTGTGCAAATAGATTTGCTGACCACTCTACAGCATCTCCAAAACTACCTATTTCGCCAAACTCAACAGGTCTTCTAACTTTGTTGGTAATATTAAGTTCTTGCCACTTATCTAGCTTATCACCAAATCTTGTCCAACGGCTTGATGTTGTTGTTATACTTTTACCAGCTATATTTCTTGTTTCTTTTTCATCTGCAAAAACCCAACCTATAGGCGAGCTATTTCTATATGCACTTTGCATGTAGCCTTCTAAAGCTGGATCGTCAATAAGTTTTATTACTTCTTCTGGCATTTGAAAAACCATATCTAAAGAATCTCCAAGACCTTGTACTAAATCTATAGCTGCGTTACCTAGATTAGCAAACCAAGTGGTAACAACACCTCTGTTTCTGCCAATTTCACCAGCTATAACTCTAAGCTCATTTTCTTCTAAACTACCTTTTTCAAGCTTTTGAAATAACTTGTTTGATAGCTTTATGTATTTTTTTCCTTCATCAGATAGAAAATTATATCTAGCACCATTTTTTCTATATTCAAATATTTTTTTATCTAGCTCTTCTTGTGCTTTTTTAATCTCTTCATCACTATTATACTCTTTGTTTTGAGCATTTTCAATTTCTTTTTCAATGTCTGTTTCATCAAAATACTTTACTAATTCTTTTAGTTCTTTGTCTATGCTTGTAAGATCTTCATTTACTATTTGAAACTTTTGTAAAAGATCTTCGTTTTCTTTAATTTTTTTATCACGTCTTTTATTAGCAACGCCGGTAAGCTCTCTTTCTTCATCACTTTCATAAAAAGCAACTCCACCTTTGTCTTTTTTTAGTTTTTCAGCTATTCTATCTTCAAACTTACTTTGCTTTTTATCTTCTTTAAATTGTTCTAATACAAAATCACTTTGCTTTTTTAACTTTTCTTCATCGCCATTAATTTCTTCTTCAGTTCTTTGCAAAACATCTTTAAATTTTTCGCTATTTAATATTTTTTGTTTTACTAACGCTTTATCTTCTTCGTTTGTTACACTATCATATTCTATTTTTTCATTTGAATTTTCTTCAAAATACTTTTGCAATGCTTGATTTTGCGTGTATGTTTGTTCAAGTTTAGTATAAAATTGAGCGTCATCTGTCTTGTTACTAATATTATTTTTCTCTAAAAGATCTTGTTTTCTTTTAACTTCAGCAAAAAATTCTAAATCTTCTTGAGAGGTTGGAATATTATTTGTACCGCCAGCTGTAGATTTAATCATCTTGGCACTACTTTTATTTTTGTTATGTTGATTTACAGCATCAATTATTTCTTGATTAGTGGCACCTGGCATATCCCAAGCCTCTCTAACTTTATCAAAATAATTGTTAGCGTTATCATACTTGTTGTTAACGTCTTTAGTTTCTTCTGCAGATATTTTTCTAGTTTCGTCAGCTATTTCATCTAAATAACCCTCAGGAGTGTCTTCGCGTTGTGGAGCGGGTGGTGTAAAGCCAGGCCTTGGAGGCACGTTTATTGTTGGTGAGGCTTTTTCTTTTTCTTCTTTTTCAATATTAGATATACTATCGGAAGCAAATTCATCAGAAGAATACTCAGGTACTGGTTGTTCTACAACTTGTGACTCTGGATATTTTTTTTGATAGTTTACTATAAACTTTTCAATATCTTTTTCAGGATAACCCTGATTTAACATGTAAGCTACATACTCCTTTAGTTCACTCATTTAATTATTCTTGACTGTTAACTTCCTTTATAAAATCTTCTGCTCTCTTGTTTGTATTTCCAATTCTTGGATTATACCCTTGTAACTTTTTTTGCTGTGCTATAGCAACAAATTCAGCTAAATAATACTGTGCTATATCAAAATTCTCTGGCTTTTGCATGAGATCAATAACGGCTTTTTTATCATCAGCTGTTAAGTTCATAAACTCTTCACCAGAAATAACGTCATCACCATCAGCATCAGCGGCAATGTCTGTGTTACCAATTTTTAATTTCATACCCGCGTTACTAACCCTAGTAAAGTCAGGGTGATTTTCTATAGAGTTTAAAAAACTACCAGTCTCATGCATACCTAGCTGGCCCTTCATCATTGAGTTTATATTTTCTTTAGTAATCATTTTCTTAACATCAGCTAAAGAATCGCTAAAGCTAAATGGTTGCATTTTTAACTTTTTATCCATTAAACTTTGAGTGAGAAGAGCTATTTGCTCTTGCTCTTTAATAGGTTTTCTGTTTTGTGAAATAATTTTATCAAACTCAGTACCTCGTATTTTTATAGGATCTCCGTTAGCATTATTAAATTGTATCATCATTTCGCCATTTTCATATATAGGTTTAAAATCTTCACCGCTTTGGCTTGTCATTCTACCTACAATATACTTAGTGTCATCGTCTAACTCTAGTAAATCTATATCTTTTAATCCATCAAAAACACCCTTCCATGTTTGCTGCTGAACCGCTCTCTGCTTTTGCTCTCTTAATATTTTAGCAGCTAGTTTTTTATCATTGCTAGATATGGCGTCATTGTATTTTATCCTTTGTCCTTCTTCAATTTCTAAAAACTTATCATATGTTTCTGGCGTAGCCCAAGAAGCTCTAGACCCAAAAGCATCCATACCAGCTTCAAAAACTAGATCAGCACTTTCCGTTTTGTTTTTAATTTTAACCCTCTCGTCAACTAACTTTTCAGAACCTTCTGAAACAGCATCGGCTACACCACTAACCCCTTCGTTAATAGCCTTAATGGTGCTACCAGAATCTAAAGAACCTTTTACTCTGTTCATTATATCTCCGGTTAAACTATAATTTAATGTCCTGCTAGCAGGCGCTTTTCCTCTTGTTGCCATATTTTTTTTTATTTATTAAACTCCACCACCCGTAAGACTACCAGTTCCACCGTCCATTTTAAATTGAGATGACGCGTAATCCATACCAGCATCAGCAACGTCTTCAGCGCCACCAAAAGCCATGCCAATAGCTTCTTCTTTTCTTTGTCGAGCAGCAGCAACTTCATCAGCTGACATACCCAGCAAACTAGAAACTTTCCCCATCTCAGCTTGTCTACTAATTAACTCACCCTCTCTTTCAAGACCTTGTATTCTTGAAGCTTCTTTCCTTTCAGCTAATTGATTTGCCTGTTCTTGTTTACCTATTGATACAGATGCTTTTTGAGCATCTAAAGAACCTTGATTAGCTAGTGATTGTGCTAATGCAGCTATTCCTGAACTACCAGCAGCACCTTTCATCTGCTCCATTATGTTAGCACGTTGTTGTTCTTGTTGTTGTTTTGTAAATTCAGCTTGATCTTGATTTACAGTTAAGTCTTCCATTGTATTTTCCATATCTAAATACGGGTTGCTAGTGTCTAAACTAGCATACAAGGCTTTATTTTTATCCATTTCCTGTTGAGCTTTTTTCTGGGCTTGAGCTGCTTTTTTAGCTTGTATAGTACCAGTAATACCTTTAGCAATACCAGTACCAGCTTTTAATGCTAAAGCCCCAAGAGCTACCGCTCCCACTACTGCAAATGCCATAATTTATTTATTTTTGTTAATATACTGTTCATATTCTTTGTAATTTTTAGAAACTATTTCTTTTTCTAATTCGTTTATATTTTGTGTGTTTGTTGGGTTTTTGTGTATGTTTATAAAGATACTATCTTCATGAGCATATATAAGTCTTTTAGCGCCCGGCTGTGAAACTACATAGCAAGGAGCTATATAATCTTGTTGTTCTGTTTCTGTAGTTACCGTTAGTTTTCCTGTTAATAAAAACCAAACATGTAAGTGATTGTGTATTGCTCCTATAACTACACTATCTTTTTGCATGTCCATTTGTCTAACATATATTCCGTCAGCAAATGAGTGTTTTATTGGAAACTCTTTGCAGTTCATTATTTCCCCACCATTATCTATAACCTGTTCGTCATTGCTATTTAGCAGTAATTTTTCAAGTTCAAGAATTTTTTTTCTTGAAACTACTTTGTTATTCATAATATATAATTTAATTATATATTATAGTTACACTTTTTAGCGTTTATTTACTGCTTTCAAACACGTCAGCACCAATACTAAATATTTCTGCCTCTGATGTAGAGCTATTTTTAAACTTTACATCAGCGTAATAACCTAGTACGCTGCTAAGGTTAGCCTTGTTGTCTTTGCTAAAAAACACAAAATTAGTTATACCGTTGTAAGTACCAGGTAAACTTGTGTCAACAGTTAGTATTGGTGAGTTTGAAGTTGCGTTTTGTATTCTTGTTATAGTACCTATTTCAGTAACTGAATAACTATTTACTGTAAAGCCTGCGGTAGTTGTAGTTGGAACAGTATAAGCAGTGTCGCCAACTTGGCAGGATACGTTTAAAGGCTTATTAAATGTTAGTGTTATTGTTGGCATTATTCTATATGTATAAAGTTATCTAAATAAATTTCTACAGTATCGTCCTGTGGTATTGAAGTTATTTCAAACAACCCTCTAATTTTAACAGATGTTTGATCCTTGTAAGCTTCAACATGTCTAAGCTCAACACCTAACGCTGTGGGCTTTTCAAATATTATAGAAAGACCTGCTGCTAAACCAGCTTGTAAGTTAGGTGATATACCTAAAGCTGTTGAGCTTGTGATACTATTAACGGTATGCGTAGTAGATCCAAGTACAAATGTCATGCCAACTCCTACGCCAACGGTTGATGTTACTCTTAAAGCGCTGGCATTTGGAAGGTTAGTACCTGCTCCAGCAGCATCAATTTTAACTGTTGAACCTGTTGAAAAATCACTAGCGTTAGGTTGTCTACTACCACCAGTACCATCTATACTTAAAACTCCATCTCCTTGAGGAGTAACTGTTATTTCAAAAGCCTTTATATTACCATCATTTAAGCTAAAGTTTAAAGTTCTACCATCTGTAACAGCCACACTACCGCTTGATGTAACAAATCTTTTGTCTTTTATTGCTAACACAGTAGTGTTGTGTGGTACGCCAATACCAGTAATAACCATCCCAGCTTGTATACCATCAACTTGCTCGTCAAGTGTTATTTCTGTAGAAGTTGCACCAGCAGTACCACCGGTTGTGGTTATAGTAGTTGGCTCTGTTGTGACTCCAGTTGGTCTAGTAACTACTATGCTTACCATACCGGTGTATCCACCACTGAAAGTTTTAGTCGTAAAAGTTAATGTAGAAACACCCTCTTGTATTATACTAGCTTCTCCGTGAGCGTCAGGCACTCCAGTCGCTAAGCTTGTAGTTGGTGATCCAGCACCAGCTGCAATTATATCAAATCTTCTTTTAGCACCGTTGTTTATTGGTATTGTTATATTGTGTCTATTCATACCCTCAGCAGTTATAGTTTGTGTGCCAGAGTTTACAGAACTTGTTTGAAAAACATTATTTGTAAAATTATAATAACCATCGCTAGTAGCAATATTATTATTGCTCAAACCTTGTTGTAAAGAAACTTGAAGTGTGTATTGTGCTCCAACCGTACCAGACACCGTAACAGGCATTGTGCTTGGGGTAGTAGGTGCTGTAGGTGAAAAGCTTATTGAACTTAATTGATTACTAGGAATTACAGGCGCCTGCACAAGTTTAAAATGAATATTAAACTGATGAAACAGCCTACATAAATTAGAAGGATCTGGATTTAAAGGAGCATTACCAGGCGGAGTATATTCAAGTGTGTAAGAAAAAGTAGTAAGTCTACCATTTGCGTCGTAAGCATGGTTGCCTTCTAACGAGTTGTAATAAGGCGTGTAGTCATATCCAGTTTGGTTTACGTTTTGTTGTGATCTAGCAAGACCCTCGTAATAGTAACCACTGTTTGCTGTAAATGTTAACTGTACAACTTGACTCATCATTCCATCAACTAAATCACTACTTTGATACCTTTGTTTAGTTGTTCCAGATGAAGAACCACTATCTTCTTGAGTTCTAGTTACTGTAGCAGCGTGAGGTGTCATTGTTGCTATTGTTACCACGTGGTTAGTAAAAAATGGATAATGTACTCTAGCACATAAGCTTCTGTTAGCTTGGTTTCTTTTTGCACCTAAATCATCGTCAATATCTATATAGTAAATAGCAGCTGTAGTAGGTACAGTGAAAGATGGCATTGTTATAGCAACGTTAACTGTGTTTGCAGGATCACCCGCCACACCGTTATTTGTAAATGCAACTTGAGTTATATTTGCATCAACATTACCACCTTGAAACACTCCAGACGAAGTTTCTGTTGCTCCACCAATTTTAAAATCAAGAGCATCTAAGTCGTATCCAGTGTAAGAACCTCCTACAATGTTAGATATTGTTAAGTTAACAACTTGCTGCGCAACAGTCGTACCAACAGTGTAAGTAATTGCTTTACTAGTACAAGTCCAAGCTGTTTGTAAACTTCCATCCCAAGCACCACCACTACCATCATCTCCTTGATAAGTTGAAGAAACGTTGTCAGCCCAAGTAATAGGTACTTGCCCAACATTTGGGTGACTACCACCACCTCCACCAGGGTTACTATGTGAAAAAGATGCTTGACCTAAGCCTTGTACAGAAAACTCTGTTTCGTCTAAATTATCTAGATTTGTTTGATCTCCAGCAATTAACCCAAACCATTTACCCTCTTTTTCTTTAAACTCTACTATGTTACCAGTTTGTTTGTTTGTAATTATAGACTCTACATACCAACCAGTTTTTGCGTCAAGATTATAATACTCACCGTCATTAAAAGCAACAGTACTTGAACCACCAGCATTGTCGTATGCAGTTGCGTTTGAAGTTGTAAACTGAGTTATTCTTGCTTGACTACCCTCATAATTTAGCGCGCCAAAGCTTTTTACTGATTCTGGTTTATCATTAAATACAACTGTAACATCAGACTCTGTGTGTACACCATAAAAATTGTTTCTAGTTTCATTACTGTGATGTAAATACAACTGTCCATTTTTAAAAGTGTAATACTCATTATTTAAACTTAAACCTTGTTCTGGTTTAAAAGATTTAAAACTTACCCAACCTTTAGCTTTTTCACCATAAGATATAGTTGTAAACTCTGGTTGTAATTGTCTTTTGTTATATCTTTTACCTATAGTTATATTGTATTCTTTTTTCTTTGCATCGTAACTACCAATTGCAATATCAGCATAATCTCTTAATAGATCGGTAAAATAATCTTTCATACCTAAATCAGATATTGATCTAACACCTTCCCTGCTCATCGCCAACACTTGACCTCTTGTTATATCTGTAAAGTATAACTGTTGTGGTGTTGACACAAAAGACTCTGGGTTTGTTGCTATACCCCAATTACCAGAATAAGCTGTTGCTTGGCCTAGCACCATTTTGTTTGACGTTACATTTGCTTTTCCGTCAGCGTTGAATAATGCATCTTTATTTGTTAAAACTTTTAAAACTTTATCTTCACAAAGAGTTATTAAGTCTGTATTTCTAGTGTGAAGTTTTTGTATACTACCATATACAGGATTTAAATCTTTTGTAATATTTTCCGCAGCTATAAATTGATTAGTGTTGTTAACACCAGCGTTTGAATTATATATACCAGAAAATATTAAACCGTGCTTTCTTCTTTCTTCTCTCACAGGTTCTGCTAAAACTGTAGATGCTTTAACACCATTAGCAAATCTAGACTCGTTAAAACTATCCCTAATTCTGTCAGTTTCTACACCGTTACCATATGAAAAGCAATTTGCCCAGTCTAGCATGTGGTATTGTTTAAATAGTCTTTGACTACCAACAGAGGTAGGACCACCGTGTAAAACTATAGCTGTACCACTAGTAACTTGACCATTAACTTTGCTACCAACCCAATAATTTCTTCTTTTTATAAAAGTTATAGTCTGCATGTCGGATATAGTGGTGTTAGATGGTAAAGTTGGTGTAAAGTTTACCGTCTGACCACTCCATGAACTTACTGTGTGTGTTGTAGGTGTACCGCTAGAATTTTTAGTTACAAAAGTACTGCCTATAGGTATATACTGTTCGTTTGTTTCGTGATTTAAAGTTATAGGTTGCAAACCACTAGCTTGATAATATATATCTAAATCAACAGATTCTCTTGGTTCAACTTCCCACACAGCAGGGTTTTCTGTAAAGTTATCTTTAGTTTCGTTACTGATAAAAGGTTCTATTATTTCAATAACATCAAAATCATCAGCATCATGCTTTAATGCTCTAACCGGTATTGGTGCACCATTTATTGTACCAGTCATAGGGTTGTAACCACTTGGACCACTACCAATACCAGGCTTAACACCTATAGTCCATCTTTGTCGAACACACTTGTCTCTATATAATTTTTTTGCAGCTTTGTTTCCGGTTATACCATCGTCTTTAAAATTTCTTATACCATAAGCACCTATAAATTTAGTGGCATTACTTCTGTACTCACTTTTACCATGTGGTGTGTTTTGGTAATCATAATCATATGTTTCGTAAATAATTTTATCTGGATCATTTCTAAATCTAAACTTAGTTCCACTTTGCACTAGCTTTTCCATAAACTGCCAAGCCGCAGCCCTTACCCCAGTGCTATGCTCTTGCAGTCTATGTTTGTACGGTGGATTCCATGGGCTAGTACTTTTGTTTTCCATACCAGACCAAGAAATATCCATAAGACAAGTAACACCATTGTTATTCCATATACCCCTAGATATTGCAGCACCCTGAGAGTTGTTTACACTTCTACTAGTACCATTTGATTTTTTAGAACTAGTGAAGTTATTATTGTTATTGTACCAAACTTGCTCAGCGTCAGGCCTCATAAACAGTGATAGTTCATAACCATCGTTTGTGTTACCATTAACCCTATCTCCAGGTATGTGATCTTCATGACCACTCCATTGGTAAGCAGTTGCACAGTCAATAAAAAATGATTTTAAACCCTTTATACCTTCCCAAAACTCTTTAGCTTTTGGATTTATACCGTTAAAAGTTACAGCATCGTTACCTAAAGCGTGTACAGGGTCGTTATGAATTGCTGAACTAGTTATGTCAAAACGCTTACCATTTGTTCCACCCCATTGGTAAGCCGCGGCAGGACTACCAGTATGATGATGTGAATATTCTGTTGGGTGACTTTTACCACTTAAACTACCACCCTCACTTTTTAAAGCTTGATAGTGATCAGTTGTTATTGGATATGAACCACCACCTTTGTAACCATTGTTGTTTAAATATCTTAATGACCAAGAGTTTAATACTTTGTAATTTTGATCTTCACCATCTCCAGCAGCCAAAACGTATTTAGCCAAACCTTCATCTCTGTGTATCTTTACAAAAAACCTTCCATCAAATTCAGGTTTGTTTTCAACTTTGTGCTCTACAAGCCTTAATATTAATCCCGCTGGAGGTTGTATACCAGCTGTGCCAGTGTCTGAGTCTGTAAAGTCCATGTCATTACCAAAAGCACCATTAATTTTAATAATATATTTATTACCATCGTTTCTTATGTTCATAACATCATACTCTTTAGAAGAGTTTTCTGTAGATATAAGGGTTATAAACATTTTATCTGGTGTCTTTATCAATAAATCATCACCAAACGCACCATCAAAAACACCTGTGTCAATCCATATTTCAGTACCACCGTTTACAGGATAACCACTACCAGATCCATTACCAAAATTACTAGTGTTACCAGTTGTAATAGTGCTTGTTGTACCACAAGGGCAATCACCTATAACACTTACAACTGTTTTTATAAAGTCAGGAGCTTCGTTTTCTATAGCTAATACTTTATATCTAGCTTTTTCATAAACAGGTTGGTTTGTTCTATGAGACTTTTTTAGTATTAGATAATCATCTTCCATAAGCTTGTTTCTTTCTGAAGAAGGAAACGAAAGCCATATGTTACCATCGTTAGCAGTGTAAAATCTATCCATCGCCATGTTGTAATATTCTGATGACGTTTCTTTTACGTAAAAAGAAAAATGCGTTGCCCAGCTAGGTGGATCACTCTGTAGCCTTGTAAACATTCTGTTTCTTTTTGTTGAAAAGTTTTTGCTAATAGTAATTGAAGCATTTTTAGATGTAAGCACTGGTGTTTCTCTTCCATACTTATCACTAAATACTACACCAACCTGATACGTTCTCATGGTTTTAACTGATGGTGCAGCGTGTAACACTCCAACATTATCTATGTCTTGAGAGTGGAGCTCTAAGAGCAGTTCAGGGTCATCTACATTATAGTTTTGCACGTAGTTACCATATATAATTCTATTAACACTTATTTCTTGCGCTATAGCAGATCTTGGAACATTGTCAAAAGGTCTTAGTAGTTGATTAGATGGAACAACCGCGTGGATAACATCAGAGGTCACATTGTACTCTCCTCTATCATATGCGTTGTTTTGAAAATCAGTCCAATAAGGATGTCCATCTTTACTTGTTAAAGATTTAACAGTGTAAACGACTGGGCTATTGTCTTCTTTATAAAGTATATCTATACCAACAACGTCGTTTGATATTAACTCTTCTGGAAAGTAATTTTTTAACTTTAAACTTTTTATGGTATTTCTCATACCAAGGTTATAACCCTTTTTAGGTAAATAATCGTAACCACCAGGTATAAACGCTATCTCAGAAAAAGGTGCAAAACAAGAATACTCACCATCTTGGTATTTATATCTGTAAGAAAACCTTACAAATTTAAACTCAAAAAGAGGCTCACTGTCAACTAATCTAATGTAATAGTCAACAACAGCCTCTTCTATATCTCCAGCTATAGATAATATTCTAATAGTAAAACCAGCAGTGTTTAAATTATTTGGATTATTAACTAAAGACTCTGTAACAACACCTCTTACAACGGCCTCTGACTCCGCAAAAGTAGCATTTGAAAGTCCAGTGTCAGCTGTGAACAATATAATATCACCAACTCTGTAATCTATTGGTGTATCAAAATCTGGAGATATTTCGTCTCCAGCATCAACATCTGTAAAGTCAATAGAAGCACTTGTATACCTTAAGTTTGCATCTCCAGCATTATTTATTCTAGGATCTTTTTGATCAGACATTTCTAGGGTTAATGGCTGCGTAGGGGATTTTTTAATTACTGTTATATTTTTTTCCTCTACGTATACGGCTTTTTTTCCAGTTCTATCAGTTACAATTTCTAAGAAACCGTTTCCATCTCTATCAGCAACTAATCTTGTGTGAAAGTCATGTGTGTCGCCCTCAAATATATTTGTAGTAGGAGCGTTTGTTGGTGAAGGATTAAAACCAGCTATACCACCACCTTGCAAGTACTCCTCACCACCAGTACCAGCTATAGATCTTTTTATGTTTATTTTTTTAGGTTCGTTAATACCATCTGTCCAAAATAAAAAGTCATCTAAAACGTTGATACCAGTTATTATAGAATTTCTGTTAAAATTTAAAATTCTAGGTGCTACAAAAAATACGTCGTCGTTACCACTAACCGAAACAGCGCTACTCAATGTTATTGTCCAACGACTATTACCTGTATCGTACGATATATCAGCAACAGTAACCTCGTCATTTATATTAACGCTAGAATGTGTAAAAGTCATTCCAGCTCTAACACCAGTTTTGTTTATCGTAGAACTACCACCGTCAGGTATTTTTATTGTTACCGAATTGCTGACAGTTGTAGATGCTTTTGTAGAAACTCCATATATATCGACAAAAACATACTTAGAACTTCTTTTTAAAGTATCGTATTCTAGTATATAATCTCTTTGTATTGGTAAAGTGGCACCAGTAGTTGTGTTAATACCAGCAGAAACCATATAATATATTTTATCTGTTTCTGGCAAACCAACTGATCCTATGCATGTTGAAGTTGTTGGCACACTATATATACCGTTTTCTATAGTGTTTTTTATAGTGTTACCCAGTAGTGTCTGAGCAGAACCAACGTTAGAGTCGTCTGAAGTAGATATTTGTATATTTGTTGCATCTCTATATTGGCCATTTGGAATTAACCTTTCGTCAAGGTCTTTATTCATTTTGGCCTGAGAGAAGTTACGTTTTAACTCCGGCATATTTTAGTGTTTTATAATTTTACTACCTCCTCTTAGTATTCTAGTGTATTCTTCTAGTTTAAAGTTTTGTAATCTTAATTTAGTTTTTCTTGTTTCAGCAAATTTTTGTTTTTTAACTTCAGCAAGTAAACCACCAGGTGTATCTTTTCTTGATAACAAAATACCAAATAACATATGCTTATACATAGCTTCTTCAGCAAATTTAGGTACTGGTGTACCTCCAAAATCTAAACCATTGTGATCGCTGTTCGTAACAAGTCCATCGCTTATATACTTTAATATTACATTCTTTCCTGAAATATTAGAGCTAAAATGAAACTTTCCTGCTTGTTGATCAATATAAAAACTACCGTTAACTTGAGAGTGAGCAGGTTCAATACCGTATCTACTACCCTCTAAGTAATTGTACGCATCTTGATCCTGTCTATTTGAAACAATATTACTTTGTTGTTGAGCCATATACAAGTCTCTAGTTTCAGACTCTTCTGTAAAAGCTAAATCATCATTAGCACCAGATATTGTAAACCCACCATCCGCATTTACAGTTTCTGTTATATTTCTAGGATTAGAAGTTTTATCTGTGTGATATATTATTCTTTCAACACCAGACTCGTCTGCCCATGTAAATTTACAGTAGTTAACGTAATCAACTGGCATAACTAACATTAGCGAAGCTGGTATTTCAACTTCCCAGTTTTTAATAACCTTTAATGTATCGTAACTTAACTCTTGCAATGCTCTACTAGCATGAAAAGCAACATCACCTGGATAAACATTTTCACATATTTTACCTTTACCAACATATGTTGCTACAAAAGACTTTACAATATCTTTTAGAGATAAATATCTATAATTACCATGATTACCAGACCCCGCGTAATAACCTTGTTCTTCACTTATATTTAATCCCATATTTTATTGTTTTTGAGTTTGTGTTTCAGCTGCATTTTTAGACGCTGCTATTTCAACTAATCCAGGTTTGTTCATTACTATACCAGCTAATTCTAGTATTTTGTTTACTAAAGTGTTTTCTTCAGATGCGTGTAACGTAAAGTTTGTCGCAGCACTAGCATTATATAAAGCTTTTTCATTTACAACTACATAAGCCCACTCAACAGTTGCTGGTGCATTTATTACTTCACAACTAACACCTCCAGTTTCCTGTGTAGCACTACCATCCATTCTATAAACTTCAATATCTTTTCCATCTAATCTTGTATCGATATATACAGCATCAAAATTATTTATATTCATTGAGCTATGCCTTGATGACTTTTTATATCTCATTAATTCGTTTCTATCCATTTTAACACAAACTAAATCATCTAAGAATATTTTACCTATTTGATAATGCGATGGATATGTGTGACCACCTACAACAGATCCTATGGTTGTGAATGGTGATAATTTTCTTTCTAGCAATTTAGATATACTTACCTCAGTATAAGTATCTTCTGGCTCTAATCTTTCTCTTTGATTTTTATCATAAAAATAAGACTCAAATATTTCTATCTGAGCCTGATTAGCCAATAAATTAAATTCTTGAGGTGTTATATAACCTCTTTGTTCCTTGTTAGCCATAGCTAATACTCTTTGGTACACAGTGTCTACGCTTATTGCCATATTTTTTTTATTAGTAGTTAGTAATCGCCCCGCAGGGCGATCACCACTACAGTTAGATTATTTTAATCTTTTTTCAATTTGAGAGAAAATCTCAACTCCTTCATCAGTTTTAAACCAAGCGGCTAAAGCTGAGTAAGGGTTTTCATCAAACGGTACGTTCATTAGTTTTCTATCATTAGAACCCCAAGTAAATGTTCGTTGATCTTGTGATAAGTTTATTATTTTAGCTTCAACAGCTTTAATACCAACATTTCTAAGTTGAACATTATCATCTTGAGCTAAATCCATAAACAAATCTGGTCTAGTTTTTGCAAGTATTAACAAGTCTCTTTTAAGTTCTTTTGCACTCATTTTGTTAACAGCAGAACCTTTTTCAACTCGCATAATAGCTTCCATTTGTTCAATGTCTAAGTTTTGAGCTACGTTTAAAGCTTCTATTTCTAACATTATATCTTCAACTTGATCTTGAGCTTCTTTTACAGTGTCAACTTCAAAGTATTTTTTGTTTCTTTGCGGATGATATAGTGATAAAAACTTTTGTAATGTTACGTTTGATTTTGGAACGTATAACGCCCCATCTCTAAACCAAATATGTCCATATCTAATATCACCTTTCATTTCATCAATAAATACTGTTTTTTGATTTCTTGAATAACATATTTCTCTTTCATAACCCTTCTCTTCATCAAAGTAATACAATTGTGTAGATCTTAAATGGTAACCAAGAGGTGACATATTTTTTAGAACGTAAGTTCTATTTTTTATTTCCCAAGTATTTTTTTCTACTTGAGGTTTTTCTTTTTTTGTTTTTTCCATAATATAATATATAATAAGATTAGTAAATAAAAGCCGAGACCGAAGTCCCGGCTTTAATTAATTAGTACTAGTAAGTACCTGTTGCTTCAATTAGCATAAAGTTGTTAGCACCTTGAGTAACTAAACATCTTTCAGATAAGAAATGCATTTCCATCGCATCTAAATCAGAAGTAGCAGCTCCAACTGAACCAGTAGTCCAAGTTTTGAAACGTCTGTCTTCCATATTAGAAGCTCTGTATCTTACGTGTAAGAAAGGTCTTTTTAGGTTTTTACCTAATGACTGATCGTACACAGTAGTAGTACCAGCAGGAATAAATACCCCTCTGATGTGATTATCAACATCTTTGATACCACCTCTTGTAGATACATCGTTTAAGTATTTCCAGTCAGTTTTGTAGAAGTCATAAGAACCTCTTCTGAAACCAGAGAAACCTAAATTTAATGCCATATCTTCAGAGTTATCAAATACACCGAAAGATAAACCACCAGTTGAGTGAGGGTTTAATCCACCAAGCATATCATCAACAGTTAACATAAGGTCTCTATCAGCGAATATCATGTATTCTTCAATAGCTCCTTGCTTATCAAACTCTTTTAATATTGCATCAAAATCACCTAAAGCTTGTGCTGAAGTTGCAGTTGCAAGTAAACCATCATAAGCATTACCTCTGTTTTTGATAGCAGCAAATAAACCTTCAGAACCAGTCAAAGTGTTAGATAGATGAGAAGTTACAGTTTGAGTAGCACTTTCATGCTCTACCATAACCATTTCTAAATAATCAGTAAAACGAGCTCTAGTATCACCAGCAGCTTTTAAGTACCATAAGTAACCGTTTTGCCCGTCTTCACCAGTAACTTCAACCCAACCAATTTGAGATGCATCAGATCCTGAAACCTCATACATGTCTTTGATTATAACAGGTTTGTTGTTGAAAGACTTGAACTGTGGCTTGTTAGCAGTAGTTCTACCAGTAGTACCTTTTGCATATTCAGAACCATAAACCATTAAACCGCAAGTAACATCGTCATTTGCAGCAGTAACAGTTCCAATTCCAGTACCAGCATCCGTTAAAGGTTGTATAGTACATGAAGCGTGAGCTACAGCAGGTGAACCAACATTAGTAGTACCTACAGCTGTTACATAACCTTTTAAAGTTTTGTCAGCATCAGATAAAATAACTAAGTCACCAATTCTTACAGCTACATCTGCAGCTCCAGAAGCACCAGCAGCTGTAGAAGTACCGTTAACAAAGTTTCCGTCAATATCTTTAACGAATAAGAAGTTGTAAGTACCAGTAGGTGATGATCTTTGTATGTTACCTTGGTATGATATGTGTAGTCTTCCTTGCTCTGACCAGACTACTTGATCAGCGGACATTGCTTCTTCAGCTCCGACCATTTCTAAAAATCCACCGATAGTTCTGTTTCCAAAAACCTCAGCTTCTTCTTCCATTAAATCTGGTAAGTATTGTTGCGCCCATCCTGCAGTTGCAGTAGCAGTGAAATCAATATAGTTAGTAGTTAACGCTTGTTGATTCATTGCTGGCACGCTATTTAACGACCCACCAGGTGTCATTGTAATTGCCATTTTCTATTTATTTTTAAAATTAATTATTTATTTATTTTTTACGTATTTTAACTTTAAAGTCGCTAGCATTATTACCTAATACTTTAAATTTAAGACCTCCTAATTGAGCCTGGTCATGTGAGCCTCTAGGATTAACATTTATGTTTTTATCTCTAGCTACTCTGTCTTTTATAGCATCTGCTTTACCTTGCTCGTAAAAGTGTCTTGCAACAGCATCAGGATTCATTGCCGTAAACAAAGACTTGTGATAACCCGCAGCATCTGACATTTGATTATTTTTATTCAAAAACTTTTTGACAAAATTATTAATATCACTTTGGCTTTCTTTTACTTCATTTACATTCTTAACATTAAATCTGTATTTTTTATCACCAACACTGTAGTCAAAGCCTTTAAAGCTTTCACTAAATAAATTATTAGTTTTATTTAAAAATACATCTTTTTGTTCTTTAGCAACTTTTTGATTTGCTTTTGACTCCTTGTCATATCTATTAAAAAAATCAACGGCTTTTTGTTGTTCCTTGGTCAACTTTGACCCAGCCTTGATCTCTTGATAGTATTTGGACTTTAACCCGTCCAGGTGGTTTTTAGCGTCGGCAACTTGCTCTTTAAGCGCTAATTTTTTTCTTTTAATATCTTTTTCTTCATCAAGTTCTTCGTCATACGAAAATTTATCTTCCATGATAAAGTCTACCTCTTCAGAAGTTAAATGTGGTTTTGTCTGTTTATAGTATTCCTTTAAAGCAGTTAAATTATCCATATCAGAATAATCTTTATTAAGGTTTACATAATCATTTATATCACCACCTGTGTCTTCCATAAAACTCATAAGTTTTTGAATGTTTTCAGGAAGTTGTTCTCCAGTTTTTTCAGCTTCAACAACAGCTTCTTCAACTTTTTCAGTTAATTCTTCTGTTTCTTTTTTAACTTCTTCTTCAATAATCTCTTCTAATACTGGAGTTTCTTGTGTTTCTGTTTCCGGCTGTACTTCTTTTTGTTCTTCTGTGGCATTGGCATTTTCATCGACTCTAACCACTCCCTCGTCGATAGGGTTATCTTTTTTAGTTTCATCTTCTTTGGTTTCTGGTTTTTTACTTAAATCTACTTTTGTTACAGGCTCGTTTTGCTTTAAAACTTTCCTACGTTTTTTTACTTTTTGTTTTCCAACCTCATTATTTACAACGGGTTGTTCTACAGTTTTTGCAACTGCATCATTTTTGTTTTCTTCCATAATAAAATATTATATAATTAATTAATCTTTGGGTTAAATTTATCAAGACCTAGTCCACCCCCTAGTATATCATTACCTGAAGATTCAAACTTTTTAGTCTCTTTACCAGTTTGTTTCATGGTCTCAATATTTTCTTTACTTTTGTTTTCTTTTTCTTTCAACTGAGTATTTAATTCAAACTCATATTGCATCAACTCTTTTTTCAATCTCACCTCCTCTTGTAAATACTGCATTTTAAACTTAGCTTGTGCAGTTTCTACCTGTATTTCTGAAGCTGTTTTTGCTTGATTCTTTTGCATCTCCGCTTGTGCTGCTGCTTGTTGTTGATCTGCATTAGCCTTTGCTTGTGCTTGAATATTTTGTTGTTGCATTTGCTGATCTTTTTCAGCTTTCTTTTTTCTTTTTAACTTTAACAATTGATTTGCTAATCTAACACTTCTAACCTCTCTAACGTCTATAGCATCATCTAAATCAATTAATTTCTGAGCTAAAGCTGTTTGTATGTTATTTTCAAGTAATTGTTTTTGCTCTTCATCAGGCTCTAATTCTAAGAATATACCAAAGTCATATAAGTGTAACTCAGACATTTCTTTTAATGTTGCTACGTTATGTGCACCTACAGCTTGTATAAAAGCATCTTTTGTTGGTGAGTATTCTAGTATATCAGATATTCTTAAAGATAACTTTTCCGCTATTTCAGCTGTGATAAACATCGATGAGTCTAATATATGTCTTGTTGCAACGTTAGAGTTGGCTGCAGCTAGTTTTTGAACACCAACCAAAGCTCTTGCATCAGGCACACTACCATCTCTAGCCTCGTTAAGACCAGTTGTATCTCTAATCATCTGCAGGTAGTAGTTATAAGTTTGTATTAAACTTTGTAACTTACCATTGTTAGAGCCATTTGCTATTTGTTGTATTGGAATTTTACCAGCGTTAGGATCTCCTTCAGAAGTCATTGATCTACCAATAACAGAACCTGTTTGGAAGAACATGTTTAAAGCTTCTTGTGGGTTATAATTTGTACCGTTACCTAAATCTATCTCAGCTAAACCATCAGCATCTAAGTAAACTCCATCAGGAACCATTTTAGACATCACCTGTTGAAGTTTTAAGTGAGTTAGTTGTATCATATCAGCAAAGCCAGTAATTCTGCTTACAGTGCTTTCTATTTGACCGTTATACATTCTTGGTGCTACAATACTATAGTTCATTTTAACTCTGTTAAAATCACTCTTATCACGTATCATGTTTTCACACTTGTTCCAAGCTAATAACTTGTCAGTACCTAATATCAATGCACCTTCATATACACACTCAACAGCTCTTTGTAATCTATAGTAATTACCCTCGTTGTTTGATGGCGGATCAAACGTGTCTTGCTTTTCAATAGCTTTTTCAGCTCCACTACCTGTTTCTTTTACCTTGTAAGTGTCATGACTATATGTTTTGTAATTAAAATATAGTATTTGTACTTTATTTTTGTCAGAAGTTTCTCTAAAAGTATATCTACCACTAGGTCTTTTAGCGCTTTTGTTTATACCCTCTAGGTCAGATTGCGTTAGGTTAGGAAACTGTCTAACAAGTTCTGGTATTGGTATTGTTTTAACTTCACCAACATAATATATATCTTCAAAATAAGGAGAATCAGTATATGAGTATATTAAGTTAGCTGGATCAACATACTCAACAGTAACGCCTTCGCTAAAATTAAAGTTTGTTTTTACACAACCAATACCTAGTACTGTTAGGTCATACAATAATCTTCTTCTTGTTAAATCGTAGTTGCTACCATCTAATAAGCTATTTATTGCTTGCTCCTCGGCTATTTCTACATTTTGCTTATATGTTAACTGCATATGTAACGCTAACTCCTCTTCTGTTTCTGGTAACACGTTAGGATCTGTTTCATAAAGGTTCATACTCATGCCAACAGCTGCTTGGTCATTAAAAACTTTAGTTTGCATATCCCTAAGCATCTTTTCCATATACTCAGTTCTTTTACTAACACCATACTGATCTTGCGAATAAGCCTTTACGCTAAACATCCTTTCGGACATACCATTGACAACTATATCTACAAACTTAGGTATAATAGGTATTGGCTTCCAGTCTAAATTAAGGTAAGACAAATCACCATTAATAGATAACTCATCTTTATATTTTTGTATTGATTGTTCTCCACGTGCATATAGTCTTAGTTTGTGGAACTTTGATTGAGCGTCATAGTATTTATTGGAATGTGTACCATTGAACCACTCTTGCTCAATAGCCCTAGCTATTTTTAAACCATAATCATAGCTCATTTTTTCCAAGTCGCTTACAACTTGAGAAGGAAAGTTAACATGTACTGACTCAGCCATATATTCTTATTTTATTATTTTTGACACGAAACCATCATTGCTGTAACGTGATATATTAATGTTTAATTTTTGTTTTTCAAGATTTGGGTTTGGTTTGTACAGATGTCTGTTACAAGCCATAACCGCCAAACCACTACTTATAGTGGCATCGTATTTTGTTCGTTTATTTATATCAAACCCACTCCAATCGTTTAAAGTTCTGTTGAAATACATATTACCATAAGTATCTTCGTTTACTTTTCCAACATGGCTTTGTATATACATTTCAATTGCAGCAGCATGTGCTTGTTTTATATCTTCACTTGAGTTTGGTATACCACCTATTTCTTTTTCAGTTACAGAAAGTTTATTCCATGATTTATCTGGCCTATTCATACTGTAACCCCTATAACCTCTTCTTCTTAAATAATACAATAAACGTGGTTTGTTATTTTCACATAATAACGGCATCCCATAAAACACTAGAGCCATCAAAACGTCTTCAAAAAATATATCAGCTGTTTGTGGTCTAGCTATATACTCTAAAAAAAACTGGTTGGCTGGTGCGTTTTCCATACTAAACTTAGTTAAGCCGTGCAAAGCGCCTTTAGAGCCTTTACCGTCTACAGTTCCTGATATATCATAACTATCACAACCAAAAGCACCCATATGCTCGTTACCAGGGTATCTAATACCGTTTTTAACTAAAATTTTGTTTTGTAGTTCAACACCAGGTGTCCACGTGACGTTAAATCTACCTTTTGGATCTGGATAAAATATTACCTGAGTATCTTTAATACCATTTACCCATTGGAAGTTTCCCTTACTATAACCAATAGATCTGTTCATCTCTTCGTTGTAATCTATTTGCTCGTATATTTTTACTAGATTAAATATACTGTTTTTTGCCTCATCTCTAAAAGCGTGTTCAGTAGTCCTTGGAAATTGTCTGTAAAATTCGTTTAAAGCGTCTTGATCATTTTTTAAACCATCGGCCTCGTTGTTCCAGTGATCAATAATACCGTAATCAATTAACTCTCCGTCTGGTCCGTATACATCATTATCTGGATTATTAAATACTGGATGTCCGTATTCATCAATAAATCCTTCGTAGTTCCATTCCATTGGGATAAAGAGAGAATACAAGCCAGACTTTGTTTGTCCATTCCTGTTTCTTTGAGTAACGTCTGAATCATTGTATAGTTTTTTAAAGTTATTACCTCCTTTGTCTAGTGCGTTTGATGTTGATCCCATCATACACTTACCTATAATTCTACTACCTAATCGTAAACAAGTTTTTGTTACTCGCCAGTTGTTTAATATGTTATCAGGCCTTTCCCATTTACCACTTTCATCGTGTACTAGCAAAGCTAGCTTTTCACCGTCATAACTATTGTCTCCAGTGTTTTTCCAGTCTATAGTTGTGTCTAAGCCTTTTAACTCCTCTAATTTTTCATTAGCAGTTATTTTTTTTCTTGTAAACTTGCTAGCTGGAACTCTATATGCTAATTCTGTTTTAGGTCGATCCATACCATCTTGAATCGGTTTAAAAAAGAAAGGGTAATTAACTGATATTGGTACAACTTTATCGGTAAACATTTTTTTAGCGTCTGATCCACTTTTAGATAATATACCATATCTACTATCACTTGATATTGTAGCTAAATTAACTGTTTCAGCTGATGACATAAAAGAAAAACCAGATCGTCTATTTTTAAGGTAACACATACCGTAGCATCTTTTATCTGCTTTGCATGCTTCCCAGAATATAAAAAATATTCTATTAGCTTCTCTAAAATCTGGCGCTCCAACATCTATTTTACTCCATTGCAAGTACATATAGTGGCTACCAGTTATGTATGTTGGTGTACCACTATTGTTAAACCAAAAACCTTCTTCTCTATTTTTAAACTCTTGGTCTATATAGTCAAACCATTGTTCTTTTTGGTTTTCTGGGTGTGACCTCCAGTCAAATATATTTTTAAGTCTACTTAGTTCTTTTGGATAATCTAGTCTTTCCCACTTTTTTACTTTGCTAGACTGCAGTTGCACTGGTTTTTTTGGCAACGCAACTCGCAAATTTTGTATCTCAAGTATTTCACCAATTGTACCATTTTTTGATATAACGATAATATCATGTTCTTTACTATATCCATATTTCCATTTTTTACCCTTATTCATACGAGTTATAGTCGTACGTTTAATAGGTTCTATTATTTTAATTAGTGATTGCTCGTACTTCATTTCGATCTTCCTTCAGCAAAACCCTTAAATACTTTTTGCTTTTTTTCTTGTGGAATTTTACCCTCTATCAAGTTCTCCTCTTCTTGTATTCTGTTAAGTATTTCAAACGCATCAAATATAGCTAACTTTTTTGTCGCTGCAGCGTTTTTTAACCTATCGGCAGACACATCATCCTCGGTGTTTGTTATAATTTTTTCTTTAGCAACGTTTATTAACTCTTCAACTGCCCTGTGCCCAGCTTGTATTATAAGTTTCTTTGTTTCCTTCGTGTTCATATTTAATTGTAATATATTTATTCATTATCCTATACAACCTTTCGTTATTGATGACAAACTCATATTCGTCATTTGGTGTAAAGCCTACTATATCGCCTTCTTTAAGATAATTACTGCTGTACTTAATCATACCAGCCAGTGGTTTTTCAGGGTTTAAGCTATACTTCCAATCGTTTTTTAAAGGTTTTACAAAACAAAAACCATCAACAGGTTTCCACTCTAAAGAGCGTTTATACGCGTATACTTGATCTGGTTGTACTAAATAAGTTTTTTCATCTATAAAACTTCTACTATTTTTTTCTCTACCTTTAACATCATTCCATCTACGAAAAACATTGTGATTAACTATTAGCTCGTCGCCGACTTGTATATCTGTTTTATAGGCTAAGGGTATAGACTTAACTATACCCTGCCTATTTATAAACTCGTAATTTGATATTTCAGTATTTAGTATTAATTCTTTATCGCCAACTTTTTTAGCATTATTATACCTTTCACCCTTAGGCTCTATTATAAAATAAAAAGGACTTTTCATTAATACTCTAGATTATACTCAACAGATATTGCCATATTTTTATTAAAGTCTTTCCATGGTATTACAGCTCTATTTTTTTTAATATAAATTGAGAATTTATCTTTTTCTTCAATTATATCACAAATAGTGTGACCACCATAAACTTCTTGACCAACAGCATAATGCATGGCATCAGTTTTATAATCTTTACCTACACTAATCTTCCTTATTATCTGCATCTTCTGGGTATTGTATTGTACCATCAGCGATGTTGATGTTTACAGTGCCATACTCTTTTTCAAGTTTTTCTTGAACCAGCTTTAACTCATCTTGTATTCCGGCATGTTGATGTAGTAACGTGTGTTTTACTGTTTCTAATCTACCTAACTCCATACGTAATTCGTTTACTTTAGCAACAACTCCTTGAACTTCTTTTAAGTTTTCTTCACTTATTTTTTCTGGTTTTAAGTTAACCATTTCTTCTTTTGCCATTTGATTTAATTTTAATTATTATTTTTTTACTTTTTCTAAGCTACGGCCACCAAAATAGGCACCTATAACCGTGATAAGAACTAATTGTAACAAATCAGTCCATTTATCTTGCACCGTAAACTTTATAAAACCAGCATCGATAAATACTAGTAATACAGTGCTAATTACTAAAAACACAAGAACTATTGGTCTTATATTCTTAGACAACCATGAGTCAGAGTTCATATCCATCTTCCAACGCTCTGTTACTTGTTTCTGCATTTCTGCCTCGTAACCCATAATCATATCTTTAATAGCTGCTTGTGCAGCTAACTTTTCTTCTTTAGTAGTAGTTAGGTTGTCTAAAACCCCACCTACGTTTTTTACTAATTCACCAGCTCCAGCTGAAAATATTTTACTTAACATTATTTATTTTTTTTATTTTGTCTTGCTTTTAAACGCTCTTCTTGTTGCTTTATAGTACCTTCGGTTCTTCTAGCGCTTATATTATGCTCAGAATAATCCATTTCTTCTTTAGCTGTGTAATCTCTTTTATTTTTAGGTTTTTTTGATCCAAAATCAAAATTCTTATAAAAACCTTTTATTTTCATTTTAAACCCCATTGTGTACTTTTTTTTCGTTTTTATATGCTAACTTTTCCCAAGGTAATTTTTTACTACCTTCTTCAACCCAACTTCCGTTATATTTTACTTTACCTGCTTTTCTGTGAAACGTTTTGTTCTTGTGTCTTATATAGTCATCACCATAAGCTAGCTCACCACTGTTCATCCGTTTAGTATGATCGTACTCATGCGCTATAATTTCTTTATCTAAACTACTGCCTGGTTTAATTTTTTCATTAACAGTAATAGTGTTGTTATTTTGCGCTAAACCTAAAACACCTTTTGGCAATTTATCTCTTTTAAGCGTAAAGCCTTTTCTATTGTCAACTGCTTGAATTCTACCTGTTCCAAGTTTAAATGCCATTACTTTTTTGAGCTTGAATATTTTTTTCCAGCAGCAGAATTACCCATTAGCGTTAAGCTAGCGGCTGCAGAATTACCCATATTTTTAAGATTAGAACTTTTTTTAGCTACACCTCTTTTAGATTTCTCTTTTGTAGATATGTTTTTTTCACCCCTGTACTCATCAGTACCCTCGTAAGTAGGATTAGGTCTATCTTCTTGTGTGAATTTAAATTTATTCGAAGCTACTGTTTGGCCAGCGGATTGATCGTATTTATCCGTGTTATAATCTCTTGCTTTGTTGTAGTTTGTTTTGTTTTCAGGTTTTTCTGATTTAAAATCAAATTTTGGAAAACCTCTCATTTTAAATAGTGCCATTTATCTGTCTTTGTCTTTTATCATATCATCTATAGCTTTGTTATAAACTTTATCTGTATATGATTTGTTATTAAAAAATTTACTTCTTTCTGATGTAGGCAAATCTTCTTCACCTAAAAGTATTCTGTATATTCTACTGATTAACTGAGAGCATTTGAAAGAAGTTTTAAATATAGAATATTTTATTGTAGTTCTATTTCTATGTCTCCATGTTTCTATCCAACCCTGTCTCTTTAACCTTTCCCATCTACTTTTATCCCACGAGTATGTATAAACTCCGTTGATAAAATCGTTACGTGTAAATCTTCCTTTACAATCTAAATAAATTAAAAGTTCTAAATCTGCATCTAAGATGTCATAAGTTTTACAAGCCCATTTTCTTACTAACCTATAGTACTTAAACAAGTTTAATTCTCTTACATCTTGCGCTGTTATTCTCATTCAACAATAACAACGTCTATATCTCTAATCACATGGTATAGTGTGTCATTTAAGCTTAAACCGTGACCAGCATGCTTATCGTAGTATATTATATCTTTTTCACTTATATAATCTACTAAATTACCAACAGACACTACCGTGCCCTTTATATACCTATTGTCCTCATCTATTTTTTCGGTCATTATAAGACCTCCAACTTTTTTAGGTTCTACCTTGTGTTTCTCTATTATAAGAAACCTGTTTAATGCTTTCATATTAAATTAAATAAAAATTAAAAATACTTGTCTATCACCGATTGTGGGGTTTACTTTGTGTTCTATGTCAGAGCTGTGTGCACATAAATCACCTATAGATCTTTCAACCTCTACAACCTTGTCTTTTTCTTTGTAATAAGTTTCACCACCACTGTAATCTCCTTTTAACAATACTGTACAACCAACTTGACACCAAGCCATATGATTACTAGACCCTGTATCTACGTGCCAATCGTGACCTTGACCACTAGTTTTTTCAATTTTAAAGTATGATTCTGCTTTAATTTTAAAATCAAAGTCAATAGCTAATTTATTTATAATCTTATCAACTATTTTGTTTTTAGTTTTTAACACGTAATACTTTTCGTTTAGAAGTAAAGTTTCGTAAAGATGTGATATATCTTGTTCAGATAAAAAATTTAGATATTTATTTCTCATCAACCCTTATATTAGAAATTACGCAGTCAGCAGATATAATTGTTGAAACAACACTAACAGCATTTTTAAGTGCTGACTTTGTCACAAGTACTGGATCTATAATACCAGAGTCTATCATATCAACTTCTTTTCCAGTTACAACATCAATACCATTACCTTCGTGTAAAGAAACTATTTCTTTTATACCAGCATTGTCTAATATAGTGTTATACGGTGATTTTATTGCGTCTAATAATATTTGCTCACCTTTGTTTACAGCTGTAATTTTCTGTGAAGCGTTTAGTAGTGCAACTCCACCGCCTGGAACTATACCTTCTTTTAGTGCAGCTTTCGTAGCGTATATAGCATCTTCCACTCTATCTTTTTTTTCTTTTAACTCTACTTTAGAATTTGCGCCAACCTTAACAATACCAACACTACCAGACAACATTGATAGTCTTTGCTCTAATTTTTTCTTTATATAACCGTTCTTTTCGTTTAAAAAAAGTTTTGATACTTGATCTATTCTTTCTTCTAAATTTTGTTCTATTTCTTCTAAAGTTGTTATAACAGTAGTATCGTTATCCGTTACAGTGTATTTAGCTTCACCTAAACAATTAATGTTTACAAGATCTAAGTCATCACCTAACACCTCATCTATAATAGTTGCTCCAGTTAGTATAGCTAAGTCTTCACAAGTGTCTCTTTTAGTAGGACCAAAGCCTGGTAAGTCAATAATGTTTATTTTAATATTACCTTTTGCTTTGTTCATCAATAACGCGGCTCTAACTTGTTGAGATACCTGAGAAACTATTAATATAGGCCTGTTTTTCTTTATAGCAAACTCTAAAAGTGTTTGAATTTTTCTAACATTAGGTATTTCTGACATGCATATAAGTACAAGTGGATTATCTAGCTCACAAACTTGCTTTTCTTTGTTAGTTATGAAGTACGGCGATGTTAAACCATTGTTTAATTGTACTCCATCTACGATTTTAACGTGTGTTTCTTCTGTTTCAGAGCTTTCCATCAACACAACACCGTTTTCTCCAACCTTTTCGTAGGCTTCGGCTATAATTTTGCCTAAAAACTTGTCGTTATTACAAGAAATTGCAGATACATTGCTTAACATGTCGTTTTTTACATCTAGTTTGACTGTATCTAAGTAGTTATTAACTTTTTCAAGGCAAGAATTAACGCCATTTTTAATATCTCTTGTAGAAACACCGTCTTTTTGCGACTTTGTGGCTTGTTTTAACAAAGACTGAGCTAAAACAGTGGCTGTAGTAGTTCCATCACCAGCCTCTTTTACAGTGTTTTGTGCAGCTTCTTTAATTAATGTAGCTCCTATGTTTTCAACCGGGTCATATAAGACTACGCTTTGCGCAACGGTTACACCGTCTTTTGTAATCACCGGTTTACCTCTTGCGTCTTCGTATATTACGCACTTACCTGAGGCTCCTAAAGTTGATTTTACTGCTTCAGCTAGCTTATCAACGCCAGCTATTATTCTAGTTTTAGCTTGATCGCCAAAGTTTAAGTCTTTGACGATCTCGCTAGGTAAATTGTATTCCATTTAATTTAATTTAATTTAATTTGTTGTTTATTTAAAAGTTTTTACGACTTTCGGCCCTTTTGTAGCCTCTACCTTTTTTGAGAAATGGTCGATGCTTCCGTCAATTGCTGCTTCTGCACCTTCTATGGTTTCTCTACGTGTCATGTCTTGCCACTCGTTATCAGAGTTTAGACTTAAACACTCAGTTTGGTAAAATCCATTAGGAAGCTGGGTTATTCTCCAGTTACTTTTAGTAGCTAGATGTTGCCATTGCTCAATAATTTCTTTACTCGGTTTTTGGTTGCCAACAGTATGCGTGCTGGTCTTGTAGTATAAGTATGTCATTGGTTTTATTTTTGGTTAATACTTAGGTATAGGGTCTTTCCCTATATTTTTATGAATATCTTCTATTCATTTTTTCATCTGGCTTCGATGGTCCTATTTGGCCAACGTATGATTCTTTTACTTTCATTTTTTTAGGAGGTAAAGTTGGCATCTTAGTAATATGCTTGTAAAATGGCTTTTTATGCTTTGCAAATACCTTGTTAGCTTTTTCCTCTGGGAAACCACCTTCTATAGCCTCAGCTTTTGCTTCAGCTTTAGTTCTTTTTTTAGTCATTAATCTCTCACGTCTTACTATTTGTGCAGCTGTCTGTCCTGCTTGCATTGGCCCGTGAGCTTCTTCAGTGTTACCGTGTGAAGGTCTTTCGTTGTGAATATGTTCTCTTTCAGTACCGGCTAGGTGCTTTGTTTTCATAGTAGGCGCCTCGTTTGGATCTACTAATCCATACTTTGGCATACCCCTTTTACATGTGTATTTCTTATACACTCCTTTAGGTTCCATCATGAAACCTCTGTTTTGTTGTTTAAAATCAGGCATAGTCGTAATTGTTTTGTTATTTTATATCTACTATTATTACATAGTAAATCAATAATTTAAAAAGTGGACACAAGCCCCTTACTATATATACTATAACTACCTAATGTCCACAAAAAAAAATATTATAAATTTAGGGGTGTAGTGTTGCCCCCCTATATACACATACCCCCTCACTATGGGAAAGTCCAACTTTCACCCCGGGCCCACTCATTGTGTACACATTACAATTATATTATCAATATATATTAGTATTTATTTTGTTTACACAAACATACTACGACTATATCTCGATATTATATATATATAAAATGCAAATACAAAACTACAAAATGTATAAAACAAATATAAATATAATTACAAACTCGCAGAGTGTGCGCAGTAACAGTGACAGTAAGAATTATATATAAATAATAATAGTACTTTTATATACAAACAAACTACGAATACAAATAGATAATAATAATAAAACAAAGTTAAACTAATAAATAAATAAATATGAAATTAAATAGTAAAAGATTTGTGATAAGAAAATCACTAATAGGTAAAAATGCAGTAATAACAGTCAACTTCAAAAATGGTAAAGTTGCTAAGTATAATCACGATAAAGTGTATGAAGTAATGAAAGATAAACTAGAAAGTATGAATTGCTTTATAAAGTACAAAAGTTATACTGCTTCTAACAATGTTCCACTCGTTGCAAGAGAAATCTGCGAGTAGTAATACAAAGTCGAGTTAGTTCACTATTCCCTCGTATAATCAAATATGAATAGTAATAAGTAGTCATGGTGCCGAGGTGTGTTCGATTCACACGCTACTACTAAAATAAATAATATGACTAGAGAAGAATTAAAACACTTGTGGTTTAATTTACCAAGAGTAAAACCACTAAAAGAAATAAAAGCAATAGTAATAACAAGACATGGTGACAATCATTACTCATGTGAGCGACAAACTCAAACACAAGAATATTGGGCAAGTAGTAGTAGTAACTTCAGTACGTATGAAGAAGCTTTAGACAGAGCGAATACTATGCTTGACAGTGAAATCCACGAAGGTTATGAGTTAATTATAAACTAATACAAACTAAATACGACAATAGTAAGATAATATATATGAATAAATAATAATAATATGTACGAAGCAATAGAACACTGGAAACAGTATCAAAAAGAAAAACGAGCGATGAAGATGACACCGTTCTTAATTAAACTAATCAAAAAAGAATTAAAAGAAAAATTATGCACAAAATAAAAAATAACGCAGCGGAAATAGTAATAACAGCAATGACAGTAGTAACACTACTAAGTTCATGTGGCACAATGGTAGATATGGTGGCAACTTGTCCAGCGTATGCTTCAGGTGTAACAGAAGAAATGCTTGGTGAAGATATGTATGCTAATCAAAGTTGGTGTAATGATGAGCAAGGTAGACAAAACTATGTGTTTATAAACTACTAATACGAACTTAATACGAATATAAATAGATAATAATAATAAAAATAACTATGAATAAAATAAAATTCCTTAAAAATAACTACTTACAATTAAATAATATAACTTACAAACCATTTACTATTTGCGAACTTGCTGACACTAGATTTGGCAAAACTGACGAAAACGGCGATTCTTATATCACTGAATGGTTTAACTATAAAGGATTTACTTATGTCGCACAATAAATATAATATAAATATACAATACTCGCACGATAACTTCTACAAAGTATCACTAACCGATCACAATGGTGCTCGAACTGTAGTGTACGAACCAAGTGTCGAACGAGCATTAGACTACGCTATGCAGTGGTGTCACGAGTCAGATCAGCGCAAGCAAGAGCGAGATACTCACAACAAAGCAATAGCAG